AAGCCCGCAAAGCAGCTCGCAAGCGGTAGGCAATCGTCCGCACATTGCCGATTTTCTTTGCGTTGCAGTGTCTGCCGGGCTCTACTCTGGCGTACATGGCTCCGAGGCCATAGGGCGACACCGCACTGTTATCAGCAGCGCGGCGTCCTGAATCGGCGGGTTAGAGCCCCGCACAGGGATTCGTGATGGCGAGTAAAGCAGATGCGGCCGACAAGCTCAAGGCTCTTGCCGAGAGCGCACTTTCACGTACTCGCGCGCCGCTCGAACGCGTGCCACGATGCCGATCGGGTACCCTCCAGATGCCGCTAGAGCTCGTCCGCGCAAACGTCTTCACAGCTTCGCACGTCGGCAAGGCTCGCACTCGCAAGCGAGCGGTCGATGTGGAAGGCGCCCAACGCGTCTACCAGCTGCACGGCTGCGAGCTCACTCAAGCACATGCCGATGTACTGATGGTCGCGCTTGAGCACCTGAGCGACAGCGGGCCCGGCGCGCGGTTGACGGTCACTCTCGCCACTATAAACCGGCGTTTGGGTCGCAAATGCGGGCTGCTGCACCTCGAAGACTTGTGGCGTCTCTTGCTCGATCTGAGCGCAACGGTGGTGTGGTTTCGCGAGGGTCGCGAGCGCACGACGGTAGGCGGTGTGCTGCTCGGCGCATCGGCAACCGGCTCTACCGTCACGCTGTGGGCCAACGAAGTCATGCTCGACGTGATGGCGCTCGGGATGGTCGGCGTGTCGGAGGCGAAGCGACACACGATCGGCAACCGGCCGCTCGCGCAATGGGTGCAACTCTGTCTGGCGGCGGCGCCGAGCGTGACGCTCGAAGCGATTCGCGAGCGCGTCGCACCTGGCCAGCCACGCGAGCAAGTGCGGCGGCGCGTGAAATCTGCTGTTGCAGAGCTTCGCAACAGCGGCGCTGAGCCTGTGAGCTTCGCCGGCGACGTTGTTTCCACTGAGCGCTAAGCGGCCGGCACCGACGGATCGTCGACGGTCCAAACGCGCGCGCTTGCGTTCCCTACCTGTTGGTAGGTTATCCACACGTTATCCCCGCACTAGCACCATTCGCGGGGACCCTTCCAGACATGGCCTTGGACCCTTCCAGACATGGCCAGGACCCTTCCAGACATGGTCCGTCGCGTCTCGCGCGCGCGCATGGATCGGCGCTTAGAAGCAACTGATCTGAGTCTGGGAACTCTGCCAGATTGCGAGATTCTCTTCTGACGACGTTTCAACGGAGAGCGTAAGCCTAGTCTCTCGGTTAACTGAGACCGCGCACGCGCGAGCGTACATGTGCGACACAGACCCGTGTCAAGCAAATAGCGCTCGGAGACTCTAGTCCGGCGCTCTAGCTCGCGCGCTAGCGCGCCAAGGCTCTAGCTCGCGAGCGCGTGTAGCCGTGGTGCGTAAACGCCGTTTGCTCGCACGACGTTGGCGCGAGAGAGCTTCGAAGGCGCGGTCGCTCCTACAGAGCCGCGTGCGTCTCTCTCGCCGTAGCGAGGCGTTGGGTGCGTGATGCTCGAGCGAGGTCGACGAGCCACTGTGCGAACGCCGGCGGCGACAGACGGCCTACCTTCGCGCTCGCGCGGGCGAGTTGCGGGCCCCGTGGCCCGCGTGTGATGCGATGGGTGGGCTCGCCGCCCGTCTTGATGCCGCGCATGACGAGCTCTGAGTCGACGCCGACGACGTAGAGCCACGTGGGTTTCTTGCAGGCATGGCCCCACGCGACTTGCATCACCTCGTAAGAGCGGCCGCCGTATTCGTCCGGCAGCTCGCCGGGGCGCGGCAGCCGGCATGCACGCCAGAGCTGCGACGCTTGCGGGTGCTCGAGCACGCCGCCGAAGCGGCGCACTTGCTCGACAGGTCGCCGCCCTCTACGTCGACGCAACGGGCCCCTATCCATCCATGGCCGTCTGTCGCTTGACAGCCGCGACCGCTGCCAATACGCGTCGACGTGCCGGCGTGGATTGCTGGGACGAGACGCGCGACGCGAAGCGCTACGACGGCGCGCGGTGCGCAGCTGGCGTCTTGCTTCGTACACAGGAAGCTGAGACGCGACCACGGGCCGCATGGCGGATGCGCGACGACGGGATGGGGGTGTCGGCTTATACCGCGGCGGATCACACGCGCTAATAACCTTTAGCGGGCCTTTAGGCGCGCGATGAATGCGGCGCGGCGCTCCGGGTCGGCGTCCTGCGCGTCGAGCTCGCGCGTGACTATCTCGATCAAGAGCTCGCCGGGGTCGCGGTTCTGCTTGCGCGCACGCTCGAGCAGAATCTCTTCGAGTTCAGGCAATAGTTGCACGGTGACGGGGTCGGTCATGGGCTGACTGTAGCCCGCAAGCCATGACGTCGCGAAGGGTGCTAAGCTCTGGCCGATGCGCACCCCGCTCGAGCAGCTTCGCGACGCCCTACCCGACGGCGTACGGTCCGAGATATTCGCTGGCGAGCTCGTTGTTTACCCACCGCCGAGCGCTCGGCACAATCTCGTTGCCGGTAACCTTTGCCGGCAACTCGACGACGAGCTCGGCGGCGGCAAGCGTGGTGGTCGGCGCGAGTGGCTCATTCTGGCGGGCTGCGGCGTCTACCTGCCGAAGGCGCTGTGCGAGAGCGACGAGCGTGAATACGTGGTCCCCGACGTCGCAGGCTGGCGGATAGACCGCGCGCCGACCGACATGGATCAAGGCATCTTCGAAGAGCGCCCGGACTGGGTGTGTGAGGTGCTCTCGAAGCAGCCGCAACGGGACCGCAAGACGAAGCGCGAGTTGTATGCTGCGATGGAGGTGCCGTTCTATTGGATGGTGCATCCGCGCGAGCGCTGGATTGACGTGTGCGACATGCCGGTTACGCACTCTGTGTACAAGTGCGAGCGCTATGTGTATCGACCGGCGCTAAGCCTGCCGCCGTTCGAAGGCGTCGAGCTCGACCTGAGTCGGCTCTTCGAGGTCGCGCACGAGTGAGACAGCCCATAGAGGCAACGCATCGGCGGCGGGTTGGTTCCGAGCTGCGCTTCGTCTCTTGTTGCTGCAAGGCTTGCAATGCTTACTTCCGAAGCCGATCGGCGTGGCGCAACCTAAGCATTGCGGAGTGGTACTTCGGCGCTTGAATGCGCATCGATGACAGCGCTTCACCCCGGGCGCGCTCGTCGGACCCGCGCAGTCCAAGCAAGGAGCGCCGCCGACTCTTGTTCGTGCGGCTGCCACTAGGGAGCGCCGTTTCTTTTCGCATGGGCCGCAACGTTTGCAGGCGGCCGCGCTAACACGGCCACCGCAGTCAACGCATGGCTGACGAAAGCGCTTATGCAAGCCCCGTTGGCTGCGTATCTTCGCGACGCACTGCGGGCAATGTTTGCTTCCGTGGTCAACGACCTTGTCGCAGACCGCGCAGTGCGGCCGCGGGGTGCCCGCTGCCGCGTAGCGTGCCGTCGCCGCATCGCGGATATGCTGTGAGGCGCACGGCCGGCATCGCACTTGACGAGTCGAATGGATGGGCTTCCCGCAGCCTGCGCAGCGCGGACGCCAGTCTCCGAGCCTGATCGTTTCCAATGCCATGAGCGCCGCACGGATCGGCTCGAGGAAAAACCACTCACCATGGGAATGGTGGTCGTCAAACCGTCGATGCAACTCAGTCTCGGCGGCAGACCCGCCCGGGATCGCGCGGAGGATGCTGAGAGGAAACTGAGCGCCGGTGCCGAGCTCGCCGATACGGACATAGGGATTTCGTTGGCTGCGGCCGATCTTCACGAGGCCTGAGCCGACCGCCTCGATCATGTAGACCAGGCTTTCCGGCGTGCCGCGGTGGAGCGTGACCGTCGGCTCGAGCTGCGGCGGTCTAACAACCACGGGCAGCGCCGGCGACTCCGAGCGCTCGGTTGGCGGCGCATCATCCCATGCGAAGGGAAGCTGCGCCGGGCTCGTTGTCTTGCGTTGAAGTGGCCTCACTCGACCGAGTAGAGGCAGCCTGCTCGACCGTCAAGCGCCAAGTGGCTTGGCGCATCTATGCACCGGTGCACTGCGGATCAAAACGCCTTTTTCTTAAGCCTCTTCGTCCGAGCGCCGAGCAGTTCCGCTGACTTAGGGGTGCAGATCGGAAGTCCTCTGCGCGAGCACACCCATAGTGTGGGTGAGTTTACATAATGGTCATTATCGGGCGTAAATCCCGAAAACTCAGAAATGCCTGTCTGTCAACGGGTGCGCCGCCCTGCTGCCCTAGTTGCCGTGCGCGAGCTTGACCTCGGCGACGAGCGCGGCATGACCGGCTCGCGCCTCATCCTCGGTCGCGTAGCGACGGCACTCTTCCGGCTCTGTGGCGTGGAACACCATCGACTCAAAGATGAGCGGCTTCGCGCTGCGACCGAAGCCGTGGTCGGCGCCCAACCACACTGTCGAAACTGTGTACCCGTACAACTCGTCCGCAGCGATTCGTCGCCCCTCGAAGTCCTCGAATGCAGACGACCACTCTTCGAGTGTCATCGGCTGCCCCTTCCGGTCGTAGAAGTTGCCCATGGGGGCCTTCTAACACAATCGAACGAAGACCGTATTTTCGATGCACCGGAGCACCGGCGCACCGGTCGATGGGTGCGCAGAGCTACCGAGCCACCAAGGCATTGACGCTCGCGGGCTCTAGCGCTACGGCTAGTGCCTATGAGCTACACCGTTGCAGTGACCAACCACAAAGGGGGCGTCGCCAAGACGACGACGGCCGTCTCGCTCGGCGTCGAATGGCGCGCGCGCGGCTTGAGCGTGCTGATCGTCGACACAGACCCGCAGCGCCACGTGGTGACGTGGCTTGGGCTTGCCGCCGAGCGAGGGGGCCACGCGCTCGAGCATGCCCCCGTCGTGCGCGCGATGCCGGCGGCGAAGCTGGCCAAGCAGCTGCGCAAGATCGGCGAAGGGTTTGATGTCGTGATCGTCGACACGCCCCCGCAGCTGGCCGACGTGCAAGCGGCCGCGGCCGCGATGGCCGACCTGATGGTCATTCCGACCGGCTCGACCGCGCAAGAGATGTGGGCGCTCTACGACGCGGCCGCGCTCGCGCGCGCCGAGATGAAGCGGCGCCCCGCGTGCATCGCCGTGGCGCTGCTCACACGGTGGGATGGACAGACGCTGATGGGTCGACACGCGGAAGCGGCCATCGCCGAAGTCGGGCTGCCGACGCTCGAGACCAAGTGCTGCTACCGGGTCGACTACGGGTACGCGTTCGCGGCCGGGCTCGGCGTGACTGAGTACGCCCCGAAGAGCGCGGCGGCGAGCGAGGTGCGGCAGCTGGCGACCGAGCTCGAAGAGCTCGCCGACGGCCGCATACCCAGACGCGGCGCAGCCGCCGACAAGCGAGCCGTGCGCTCGGCCGAGGTGCGCACATGAAAGCGCGTCCCATGGCGTCGCCGCGCTCGCGGCAAACGGCTATCCCTGGCTCCGGCGTCGACGACCTGGCGCTCGAGCTCGTCGACAAGCCCACCGGGGTGAAGGGCTCGGCGCGCGGGCTCGTGCACCGGCGGCGCAAGGCTGAGCTAGACCGGGTGACGAGCTACTTGCCCAAAGCGATCGGCGAGAAGCTGCGCGCCCATTGCGCGAGCCGGCGCATCGAGATGTCGACCGTTGTCGCGGATGCGCTCGAGCGATTCTTCGGCGGCGGCGCCGCGCTGCTCACCACGGCGACGCTCGAGCGGCTCGCCGAGCGTGCCGAAGCGCTCGACCTGAGCGCGTCCGAAGCGGCCGAGACGGCGGCGAAGGAATGGATAGCGCGCAATGAGCTGGCGGCGCGCAAGCGACGTTAGGGGGTAACGCGTGGTAGCGCCGGGCGCCTAGAGCCGCCAGACACGCGCCCGGCGGCGCTTATAGCGGATATGTGGTATACAAGCGCATCGATGCACCGGTGCACAGACGCATCGATGCTTCGGTAGACTGGCGGTGCAGCGATGGAACTCACAATCGAGCAGTTGGCGGCGCGCGGAGTGAAGGGCGAAGGGCTCGAGATTCGGCGCTGGCGCAAGCTGCAGCGGCTGCCGAGCGGGCGGCGCATGCGGATAAACGACCTGGCGCAGCTCGCGGGCTGCACGGCCGACACGCTGGCGATGGTCGAGCGTGGCTGCCGACGCGCGAGCGCCCGGCTGCGGGCTCGGCTCTGGGCGGTGATCATTGCCAGCGACGCGGACGGTCGGCTCAAGCCGCTGGTGAAGTGCGGCCCGGCCGCGCTCGAGGCCGGCAGCGGCGCGCAACTGGCGTTGCCGCTGGTAGGGTAGGCGGCGTATGGGGTCGAGCGAGACAGTCTCCTACCGGCTGTCGCACGGCCGGGTCGTGCTGCTCGAAGCGCTGCCGAGCTGGCGCGGTGGGTCGCTCGTGCGTCGCTGGCGCGTGCTTGGGCGCGTGCCGTCGGCGCGCGGGCGTCGGCGCACGCTGGCCGACGGCTCGCTCGGCGTCGTCGACGGGCGGATGACCATCACACGCGGCTGCGCGTCGCTCGAGCTGCTCGAGCTCGTGCGCGTGGCGGTCGAAGCGGGCGTTGCCGGCGAGCTGCTAGTGACGCGCTGAGCGCTCGGCCGCCGTGTGCACAATGAGGTAGCGCGTCACCTGGTGACCGCCGTTGTCGAGCGCCACAGAGCGGCGGATGTAGGCCGGCGCGCGCGTCGGGTGCAGCCACTGCTCGGCCGCGAGGTCGTAGCGATAGCCCGCTGCGCGCAGCGCGGCGTCGGCGTCGGCGAAGCGCTCGTGCGTGTAGTCGGGTCCGGCATTGAACGCGCTGGGTGACGGGTCCATCTGGCCGAGCATCGCCGCGAGCGCGGTCGCGTGTCTAGAGGGTATAGCCACTTGGCCAAGTGAGTTTTTGGCTCCAATGTCAGGGCTATTCGCACGGTGTGCGCTGTGATAGGCGCTCGCGGGCTCTAGTGTCCGGGCTAGAGCCTGCGGGATTCGAAGCGGCCGTCGCTAGTCGACGACCGGCGGCACGGTCACCGGTCGCAGCTCGAGGATCACGGCGCCGTCGCTACCCTTGCCGCCGTTGCCCCCGGCTCCGCCAGCGCCAGCCACGAAGCCGGACGGCGCACCTCCGCCGCCACCCCCGCCGCCGCCGCCGCCGCCGCCGCGACCCATGCTGCCATCCCAGCCATTGCCCCCCGGCAAGCCCACGTTGCCGTTTGCACCGGCCACGGCGCCCGCGCCACCAGTACCCGGCGTGCCACCGGCACCCGAGCCCGCGCCGGTCTGCGGGGGGATTGAGCCCATCAGCGCGACTTCCCAACCGTGATGAGTTGGCGAGCCGCAGCTACCAGCGCCACCGCCGCCGCCGCCGCCAGCGCCACCGGCTGCACCGCCGACACCCGCTGCCGGCGTGACGATGTAGTCAGATGCGCCAAGGCCCTGAGACCACATAGCACTCGCCAAAACCATCTTTGCAGACGTGGCCCCGGCAGCCGTGCCTGTGCCGCCTGCGCCACCGTTTGTGAGCGGCAGTGCCGGGCCCGTGAGTGGGTACGGCCAGTGCACGCCGAATGTACCCGCAGCGGTAGAGCCGGCTCCGCCGGTAGCAGTGCCAGCGCCGCCGCCGGGACTTGCCCCAGTGGCGCCGTTTAACAGCTCGGCAGTTTTGACCGCCAACCCCGCCGCACGAGTGACACTCGAGGGCCCGCCGGCAAGGCTAACGGGGGCGCCAAGTGAATTTGACCCAACGGTGCCGACTGCACCACCGGCCGCACCCGCGCTTCCAGGGCCGCCAGCACCTACAATGATCGTCAGGCTTTCACCGGCTGTCAGAGTTACCGGAGCTAGGACTAGGTTGCATGCGCCGCCGGCCATGCCGCGGCCGCCACCGCCGCCGCCGCTGGTGTTAGGCGTGGTTGCGCCGCCCCCGCCGCCCGATCCGCCTGAGCCACCACCCGCCCCCGGCGCGAGCCACACGCCCGTGACGGTGTGGTTCGCCGGTACTACGTACGTATACGTACCGGCTACAAGATACCCGACCCTAAAACCGCCGCCGCCCGATGTCCCCGGTATGCCTTGCGGCCCTTGCGGACCCGCCGGCCCTTCCGGCCCCGCCGGCCCCATGGGGCCCTCAGTGCCGCCGCCCGATGCATACGACTGTCCCGCCGGGATCCATTCGTACCCAAGGTCAAACGGATCCCTAATCAGTACCCACTCGTAATAAGCCCCGGCGTCGAGCGTGAGCGATGCCGGTGCTTCGTAGTGGTCCACGCCTAATCGCAGGCTGCCGGCCGTGATTTGCAGCTGCGTTCCAGCGGCATCGGCGCGCACGTACACGCCGAAGCGTGAGTTGACTTCGCTCGACACGGGCGCGGTAACCCCTTGCGGTCCCGGCCCAGTTGCGTTCGCCCATTCGCCGACCCACGGTGACGAACTGTCGCGCGCCACAACCAGCCCGCCGCCGCCGCCGCCGCCTTGAACCCAGGCATACGGCCCGGTGCCGGACCCTGCCATATCCGTAAGGACCCACTCTGCATACGTGGGCCCTGCTAAGTGGCGTGGCGTTGCCGAGTCAGTGCTAGATGCGCCGTGGATCAAGCCGTAACCGTCAGGCGGCACGACATCGATTCCGAGCGGCGCATATACGCCGACACGCGCCCCAACCTCGGTCGTCACCGGCAGCGTAATCAGCGGCCATGACGCCGGGTCCGCTATCACGTACTCGCCGACTGCCGGATCGCCGACTAGACCGGGGTGCGGCATGAGCCCGCCGCTACCCGCACCGGGGATTGGTGGATAGAGAGGCATGTTATGCAACCTCCGTCACTAGAGCGGCACCCACTGCCGAGGCCCATGCACCGGTAATGAGGCCGGTGTAGCCGTACGGCGTTTCATAGTAAGAGCCCGGTACCATGAGGCATGTGTAGCTCGAGCTCGAAGCAGCGCTGCCGAGCTTGAGATACAGCGGCGATGTTGAGTCGTTCTGGATTGTCGATCCCCTGCGCAGTGCATTGCTCGCGAGCAGCGTAACGGGCGTGATGGCGGCGGCGACGCTGGCAACGGTTGCCGTAGCTGGTGCACCTGGCGATGCTGGGAAATTCGAGACCGTGACCGAGCCGTCGATCGCCACTGCGCCGGACGGCGCGACCTTGACGTCGACGTACCCGCCGCCGCCCTGAGTCGTGCGGCCCGTGATCACCGATTTGACGATCGACGCGTCGGATTCGGGGTGAGTCACATCGGAGATGCGAATAGTCCCGGTGCGCACCACCGTGTAATGCAGGATGGTCTGTATGTGGAACGTAGTCTGTGCCGTGCCGCCGTTCGTGAACACGACGCGGAAATACGCCGCTCGCGGTCCGACCGTATACGAGCCCGGGAGGCTCGGTAGCAGCGTAAAGGCGAGCGTCTCACTCCAGAGAACGCCGTCTGTTGACCACTGCATTTTCAGCCCGTCAGTGGCTGACCCCACGTTAGCAAACGCGTGCACGCCGATCGCTGCGTAGTCTTGCACGAACACCGCGGCGCCCGTGAAGGTGCCGTTAGCAGCAAGCGGCGTGTCGGTGCTGTTGCCAGCATCTGCTACGGACGGCACAGAGATCCGCAACGGCACGCCGCCGTCTGAGATCTTCACCCGGCCATCGGCTTCCGTCGCGACAAATTGGGCGTGGTTGGTGCCGTCCACACCCGCGATGAGCTCGGCCGCTTCGGTGCCGGTGAGCAACGCGCCGTCGGTGACCGCGGTCGTCGACATGCCGGGCGGTAGGTCTATCTGCTTGAGTTTGATAGTCATGGCGTGGCCAGTGTTAGGAATGCGACGACGTCGCCGGCGTCGAGGTTGAACGCGAGCCCGCTGCCTTGGTAAAGCAGGTCACCCGCGTCGAGGCTGGCGATCGGCTTGGCCGTTGCGCCGGCGTCGACCGAGAAATAGAAGTCGCTGGCGCGTGATGCATCGCCGAGCGTGTACGCAACGCCGTTGACGAACACATGCAAATAGCCGTCCGCATTCGGCGTGACGGCCAAGGGTGTTGCGCACGCCAGCATGTGCGGAGCGGTGGTGATGGACGCTGGCATAGCTTTGTTGGACAAGGGTATCGCCACGCTGGCACCCGATCCTGGCTCACCTTGCGGCCCCTGCGGCCCCTGCGGCCCGACAGGACCTGCGGCTCCGTCCGCACCCGCGGGCCCGGTCGGACCTGCGGGCCCCGGCGATCCGGCAGGTGACACAATGACAGTCAGCTCGCAAAACTCATCTGTCGACATGGCATCACCTCACGCCGGAAACCAGCTGCCGTATGGATATTCGCGGATGTAATCGATCTCGACCCACGCAAACGTCGCGGCGACCGTGAGGATTTCGAAGCCGGCACGCGTCGGCGTTAGAGGTGCAAACCCACCACCGTCGACGCGCAGGATGCGCTGCGTGTGTGGATTGATCACCGCGCTACCCCACCGCGAATCAGAGGGGCGCCAATCCTGCACAAACACGTAAGCACCGTCGTCAACGCCCGGCACAACCGTGCTGAGCGTGGTCGGCGTCAGGTCGAGATACTTGTACGACCGGCAGCGGTTGCCCCACAAATAGCCGTAGCTCAGCGCGACCGTCGTCGGGTCGTGCGCTCCAGCGACGTTTGTCAGCTGCATCTGAATCACTTGCGACGTGTTCATGCGCGGGTCGGTGAAGCGCGCAGCGATCTGCGTCTGCGGCGCTGACAGCGCTTTTGTTAGCCGCATGCCGCTCGTCGACTGGATTCGAATCACCCCATTGACGAGCGTCGAGTTGTATTCGGTCGGGCCCAGCACGGGCGCCGCCGTCGTGACCTCGCCCTTGCGCGTGAGCAGCTCGCCGGTGCCGTTGTGCAGAGCCGTCCATCCGCGATCGCCGAGCACCGGCGAGCCGGCGTCAAACTCGTCATTTAGTGCGGCAGCCACCAGCGGCGGCGTCAAGTAGGGCGCGAGCACGGTCGCTGCGCCGCCAGCTCCAGGAGGACCCGCGGGCCCGACCGGACCCGCGGGTCCGACGGGCCCGGGGCTGCCTGCGGGCTGCGCGGTGACGGTGACTGTGCATCTCTGGGTTGCCATGTTGAGCCCTCACGGTGTGAGTAACGCGAGGTCGCCGTGCGCGAATAGCAGCCGCTCCGGTGCGGTCGAGTGCGCGAGCCATACGTCCCAATGCCACGTCGCAGGCTTGCCCGTAGGCGCGAGCGTCGACGTGTCTGCGGGCAAGAGCGTGAGCAGTACGAAGGTGCCCTCGACAACGACCGCCCACCCGGGGATTTGCGGCACAGCGCTGTGCGTGGGCGAGAACGGCGCTGTCACCGTGTACGGCGCGAGGTCGAACGGCGTGCCGTCCGAATGCACAGCGCTCAGTCGCAGACCGACCGACGCCCCGATCGCGACGCGGATTTGCACGGCGGCCGGCACGAGATTGATTTGAGCCGGCAGGGCTCCAGCGCAGCTCATAGCGGCACCTCGTCGTGGCTGGTGTTGTAGGGCGTAAGCAGGATGCGCGGGATGCGATAGGGGTGCACCGGTTGGTCGCCGACGGCGCGCAGGTCAGACCAGTCGAGCGTTGCGCCGCGACCGTCTTCGCCGAGCCACACGCGCGCGCGTGCGCTCTCCGCCGCGAAGCGGTGCCCGAAGGTCGACTTGATGGTGCCGTCGCCGCCTAAGTGATCGCAGATATTTGGGACCGGCACGAAGACGTCGAGCTCGTTGGCGAGCGTAAACGCTCGCAAGCGCTCGTCGTCCCATGTGCCCCACAGGTCGCCGAAGAGATGCTCGCGGTCGCACACCCAGTCGAGCGCTCGGTCGCCGAGCTCGCGCGGCAGCACGAGCAGTTGAACGAACTGCAGTCGCCGGGTGCTTGCCCATCGCAAGCCTTGCGCGTGCGCGATCTCGACCTGGTCGCGCGGCAGCCAGCCAGCGATCGGCGAGTGCGGCCGCGCAGCGACGAGCGTCTCGAGCGTCGCGCGTAGGTCAGAGCACACGGCGATGTCGTCGGCGAGGATCGCGATGTGCGTCGCGCGCGGTTGGGCTAGCGCGCACGCGACCCAAGTCGCTTTCCACGCCGGCCAGCAACCTCGCCGGTTGATGTCGACGTGCACGCGAACCTCGCCGCCGACGCGCTCGACGAGTCGCCGGCAATGCTCCGCGCGTTCCGGCACTGTCATGATGCCAAGCGCTAGCATTGGAACGCTATCTCGAGTCCGCTCTCGTGCGTCGACTGCGCGCCCCACCAGACGACCGCAACGTTAGAGGCCCAAATAATCCACGCGAGATAGTGCACGCCGATGGGCGACTGCAGGGAGTATTGACCGTTGGCCGTGACTGCGTCATTGACGCTGGTCGAAAGCACGCGCGTGCGAGTGCCGCTCGGCGTGCCGACGGTGTCGAAGCCGATGCCTGTTACGGCTGCGAAGGTCTTCGTCTGCACGGCGGCATAGGCTTGCGCACGGGTCCAGGTGCCCGGCACGCCCTGCACGAATTCGAAGCGCGAGGACGAGCCATTCGCGCCGACCCAGGTGTTGGCCGTCGGGTGCGTGAATGTCTCCGGCGTCCAGCTGCGCGCGTATCTAAACGCTGCTGTGACCTGGTTGTCGATGTTCCAAAGGTCACACTTGGCCGGTGTCGTATCGTTGCCGACCGTCTGCATGTGATAGGTCGTCGCGCTGCGCGGGCTGCATGTACCGAGGTAGCGCGACGCGGGTGCGCCAGACTTGGTCAAAACGCCGTTGACGCGGGTTATTGCGGTCGCGCGTGCTGTCGGCAGTGTCCAGTTGACGAACTCCACGGCGACGCCGGCGGCCGTTCCGTCGGTGGGTGCAGGTGCTGACAGTGAGATGAATACGTCGAACGGCGTGCCCGTCGTGCGGCCTGACAGCGTCTGTCCGAAACCGTTGACCGAGCACAAGCGCCAGCCTGAGACCGTAGTGTCGTAGAGCGCGATCCTGTCGCTCTTGACCGGGGCGAGGTAGATGATTGAAAAGGCGCCATCGGCGACCGGCGAGTCGTCAGCCGTCGGCGACAAGCGAAAGCCGTTTGTACTCGGGTCGACGTCAGGCGGCACCCACCATGCTTGACTCGTGCTTTTGCCCGTCAGAACGGATCCGGCAACAGGCCCTGTGCCGGTGAAGTCGATTCGACCGCTGGCGCTTAACACCGACTCGGCCGCTAGCCCATAGGCCGTGTCGACTTTCCAATAGGGGCTGTCTGGGTTGTAGCTCGTGTAACTGCGGCCGCAGACCCATGTCGTCGCAGAGCCGGAGATAACCGAGTAACTGATCGAGGTGCCCGGCGAGCCGCCAGAGGCACCGCTCGTCGCATAAGGCGAGTCTATTTTGCTCGGCGAGCTCGGTGTGATGGTGAGCGAGATGGTAGCGCCGGCGTTGACGCCGAACCGCACGCCGCGCAACACCTGCTCGGACCCAGGCGGCGATACGAGTGTGAGGCTAACAGTGGAGCCGAGCATGTCGAGCTCGTAGAGCCAGCCGGGATAAACCGTTGTCGGCGGCGTGGTGTCGCGCGGCCACAACTGCAGCTCGCCGGGAATCTCGATGAACAGGCCGCTGGTGGTCGAGCCGGGTCGAAATTCGCGATTGCAGTACGCATAGCCAGCCGAGCCAGTGCGCACGATCATTTGCGAGCCGCTGACCGTCGCGGTGTAGGCGCCGGAGTAGGCGAGGTCGAGCTGATAGGGCGTGCCGGCGGTGCCGGGTGCGATGACTTCGTATACGCCGCAGTTGGCCGCGGCTTCGAAGAGCACGACGACAAGGTCGCCGGCGACAACGGCGACGCCGTCGACGCTGAGGGCGCCGTTGGCCGTCGCGGTGAGACGCGGCCGGTTGGTCGAGATGGTGGTCGCCGTGTAGGCCGGCAGCGTGGTTGCAGTGGCGAGCCGCGCGTCGAAGTAGCTTCGAGCCCGCAGCGCGTCCAGCCGCGCTTTATCGGCGGCCGATTGGAAGCCGGCAGTGCTGGCCGTAGCGACCGCATGCAGCGTGCCGCCGCCGCGTGTGCCGTGCTGCGCATCGGTGGCAAGGGCGGCGTTTTGCTGCGCCCATATTTGCGGCGTAGTCCCTACGGTGATCGGACCCGTCGTGGTGAGCTGCCACCGCTGACCCGCATGGGTTCCCTCTGCCACATAGACAACGGACCCAGTCACCAGCTCGCCAGCGGAATCAGATTCCGTCGCCCGCAACCAAGTTCCATCCGAGCCGGTGCCGACAACGGTTACGTGGTAGATGCCGTTTCGCCACTCGATCGAAGCCGATGCATCTTTGAATAAGATGCGGTCGCCGACTGCCAACGCTATGCCGTCGACGACGTTCGGCTGCATGCCCGGCACTTGGATATTTGGGATGTTCGTAACAGACGCCACGCGCACCGCTGTCTTGAAGCTGGCGGATAGGCCATCAAGACGCGTTTTGTCGGCGGCCGATTGGAAGCCATCAGCTGCGCCGGTGGCAAGTCCCGGCATCGCGTGCACGTGGTCGCTACGAACGAGCGTAACCGCAGCGCCCGGCGCATTCGCTGCACCCACCGTGAGCGCTACCGGCGTCGCCGTGGCGGGGATCGCGTGCACGTGGTCTGACAGCGCGAGCGTTGCAGCGCTGCCGGCAGCATTGGAGCCCGCGAGCGTAAGCGCAACGGGCGTGCCGCTCGAGACAAGGTGCGTGTGATCCTGGCGCGCAGCGGTCGTGCCGCCGCCGACGGCTGCGGCAGCGTTGCCGACTGCCGGGCTCGTGACAGTCGCGAGCGGCGTGTTAGTGGCGCCCGACGCGAGCGAGTCGAGCTTGATTTTGTCGACGCCCGTGAGAAAGCCAGACGCTCCGCCGGCAATGGCTGCTGCGTGCAACGTGCCGCCGCCGCGCGCGCCGTGCTGCGCGTCGGTCGCAATCACGCCGAGCTGCACGCTGTCGGCGGCGACCACAATCGAGCCGTCGGCGTGCGCAACGACGTCAAGCTGGTTGCCCGTCTTCGTCAGACCGGCGCCGGCGATGATTTGGCCGGCGCCGGAAACCTGTGTGAACGCGAGGGGGGTCGTACCAAGCACGATCGGGTCGTTGGTGGTGAGGGCCCATCCGCTGTCTGAGTTGGCGGTGCCCTCGGTAACAAACACATACATGCCAGAGTTGACCTCTGCCGAGCTGTCAGCGTCGGTCGAGCGGGCCCAAGCGCCGGCAGCGGTCGTGTATATGCCGTTTGCACTGCCTGCGGTCTGCGCGGTAAGCAGCACGCGGTCGCCGGCCGATGTCGTGACGCCATCGATGGCGACGGCGCCAGTGAGCGCGGCGACGTTGGTGGTCGCAACGAGACGCACGGACGCCTTGGTATCGAGTCCTAGGGCGACGGCGTCCACATAGGCTTTTGTCGCGGCATCCTGTGCGGCGGTCGGGTCGGCGACGCTGGTTAGACGCTGAGCATTGAAGCCGACGTTGGAGCTCGCCGCAGCGAGCGCCGTCTGCACGCGCGCAAACGAGGTGACCTGCGCGCCAGTCTCGACGCCGTCGAGCTTGAGCTTGTCGACGGCCGATGCGAACCCATCTGCCGCGGTCGTGACGAGCCCCGGCATGGCGTGCGTGTGATCGCTGCGCGCGACCGTCGTCGCCGAGCCTTGCGCGTTCGCGCCGCCGATGGTGAGCGCGACGGGCGTGCCGACGCTCACGGTGTGCTTATGGTCGTGTCGCGCAGCGGTCGTGCCGACGCCGACCGCGGCCGCCGCATTGTCGACGGCGACCGGCGCCGTCCCAGTGAGCGCCGCGGCGCCGGTTGCCAAGCCGTCGAGCTTGAGCTTGTCGGCCGCCGATGCAAACCCATCTGCCGCGGTCGTGACGAGCCCCGGCATGGCGTGCGCATGGTCGCTGCGCGCGAGCGACGTCGCCGAGCCGGTGCTCTGCGCTCCGCCGACGGCAAGCGCGGACGGTGCGGCCGTCGACACACTGTGCACGTGGTCGCCCTTGGCCGCTGCCGTCTCGACGCCGACGGCGGCGGTCGTGACAGTGATTTGCGTCGGCGCGTTGGTGGTGAGTGCAGCGGCGCCCGATGCGATCGCGTCGAGCTTGGTTTTATCGAGTGCCGACTGGAATCCAGCAACGCTCGGCGTCGCTGCGGCGTGCAGCGTGCCGTCGGTCTGCGCGCCGTGCGCATGCACGTGGTCGCTTCGAGCGGCCGTCGTGCCGACGCCGACCGAGCCCGTAAACGCAACGGCTGCCGGCGTCGAGCTCGAGAGCGCCGCGGCGCCGCTGGCGATGCCGTCGAGCTTGGTTTTATCGAGTGCCGATTGGAATCCAGCAACACTCGTTGTCGCAGCTGCGTGCAGCGTGCCGTCGGTCTGCGCGCCGTGCGCATGCACGTGGTCGCTTCGAGCGGCCGTCGTGCCGACGCCGACCGCGGCTGCCGTGCCGACGTTCGCCGGCGCCGAGCTCGAGAGCGCAGCGGCGCCGCTGGCGATGCCGTCGAGCTTGGTTTTATCGAGTGCCGATTGGAACCCGGCAACGCTCGGCGTCGCAGCGGCATGCTGCGGGCCGCCGCCACGCGTCCCGTGCTGCGCATCGGTCGCGAGCGTGCCGACCTGCACGGCGTCTGCAGACACGACTATCGAGCCGTCAGCGTGCGCGACTACGTCGAGCGAGTTAACGGTCTTCGTAAGCCCGGCGCCGGCGATTAGCTGCGCGGAGCCAGTAAACCGCGTGAACGTAAGCGCCGACGTGCCGAGCAAGATCGGCGCATCGGTCGAGAGTATCCACCCGCTGTCCGCGAAGGCGGTGCCGGCGGTGATGAATATCACCATGCCCGGCAGGAGCTCTTCGCTTGAGTCTGCGTCGCTGCTGCGCAGCCACGCGCCGGCGTCGTTGGCGATGTAGATGCCGTTGTCGACTGGCGACGCTTGCGCCGTGAGCAGCACGCGGTCGCCGTTCACGGTGGCGACCGAGTCGACTACTTGCGTATTCGACGCAGTGATCGGAATCGTTGCAACGAGTCGGCACGGCGTGCGTGTGCCGGCGCGGTTGACGGCCGCGATGACGCTCGAGAGCGGCACGGCGTCGCCTGGTAGCAGTGGGACGCCGACGTTATGGATGATGTGCCCGGCGGCATTCTGGTCGCCGGTAAAGGGTATCGTCCCGTCGGCGCGAAGCAGGTTGTCGCTAAGGGAGGGAGCGAGCTTCTCTTCGGTGATGCTGCCGTCGGGTATTACGCCGCCGCCGCCGCCGCCGACGCCGCCTTCGATGGCTTCGACCATCTGTCGGTGAAAGTCGACGAGAGGGCGGTTGGTAGAGCCCTCATTCATCTCCGTCAACTCGACCGACGGCACGGTCGGCACGAGCGTCGCGTTCGGGTCGTATCTCTCGGCGAGCCCGGGGTAGTCGATGTGGTAGCCCGGCGAGCGAATCGAGATGCGCCGCGTGACAGATGACACCACCTGGCCGCTCGCGGTGGCCGTGACGCGCACACGGAACGGACCCCAACACCCGATATCAAACTCGAGCGTCCACGTCTCCGGCGCGAGCTGCGTGAGTAGGGGGTTACTGTTGGGCGGCTCGTCGAGCAGCACGACGTCGACGAGCGCACCGGTCGGGATGTTGCCGACCGTGATCGTCACGGTGTGCGCGCGCGTCGCGGCGACAGCTCCGGTGCTCTTGATGTCGGTGCGGCCGCGGTCGACGCTGCCGGCCGGGATGCCTGCGTCTACTTGGTCGAACGTGAGTGTGATTGCCATATCTACACCACACCGACGAGCTGGCCGCCGGTCGTTTGCGCGATGTCCGCGAAGCCTTGCTGCACGTTGATATCCGGAGTGACAGCGGCGCCGCCGAGCGTGAACTGCTCGCCCAGGTCGGCCGCGGAGAAGATAACGTCGATGCGCACGCCCGCGGCTTTCGCCTCCTGAAATACCTGGCGAAGCTGCACGCCCGTGGTTGCGAACGTGAGGCCGAGCAGCTCGAGCTTGAACGCCCCGGGGAAGTATTCCTCGAGCAGGATGGTGCCGCCCGGCGGCATGATGGCGCGAGCGATTCCGAGAATGTCGGGCGGTCTACCGCTCGACTTGTTGAGCATGATGCGCGCCGATATCCAGAGTTTGTAGGTGAAGTCGTCGCGGCCGGCGCGCGGCTGTCCGATGAGCTCGCCGAGCATGTCGAGCGCGTCGCCCTCTGCGCCCGGCAGCATCGTTCCGACGAAGACATCGTAGATAGCGTCTTCGAGCTGCTGCACCTGCTCGAGGTAGGTGGCGAGCAGCGCGAGAAACTTCGGCGTGCGCAGGTCGTAGATAGGCAGCGCTTGCCCTTGGGTCACCACGTCAGGGTTGTGCGTGAGCGTCACGGGCCGACCCAGGTCGCGCCCGCGAAGGTCGCGACTTCGCGCGTGCCAACCAGCAAGACGTTGTCGGGCGAGGTCGGGATCGCATCGGGCGGCAGCGCCGGCGCGAGCGCGATGTCGAGCGTCACGTTGACGACGCCGAGCACTTCGGATGCGATGGCGAGCAGCCGCACGAGATACACCGGCTCGCCGATGCCGAAGTGCGCCGGGCTCGTCGGGTCGACGCTCGCTTGCTCGAGCGCCGCACGGATGCTGGCGGCGACGTAGCTCGCATCTGTGGTCGCGGCATAGGTGACGTTGACGATCTTTTCAGTCGGGCGTGAGAAGCGCACCGTGTGCGTCACGCCCTCGCTGTCGAGTATCGACACGCTCGTCGTGCCGTAGGTCTCGATGCCGGCCGGTTTGTTGCGCCAGATGGATTGCGCAATCACCTGGTCGTTGCCACCGGAGACGACGATCTCGAACGAGTGCGGCGGCAGCGAGTTGACGACGACGTCTGAGACGTTTTCGTAGCCCTTCGCGGTGAGCACGTTAGGCAGTAGGGCGACGTCGGCGACGATGCCGTCGAGCGTCGAGCCCTCGCTGGTCGCGCGCAGCTCGGCTTGCCGGATGCGATACTCTTCGTCGGTCTCGACGTCGCGCCCAGGGATCGCAGGTAGGGGGTTTGTGACGGCTGTCCAGCCAGACGCCGGGCTTTCGATCTTGGTGAGTGTGTTGGCACCGGCCGTGAGCTCGCCGGCCGTCTCGGCGGCGGCAGCGACGTCGACGCTTGTCGATGTGGTCGAGGTGAGTGCGTCTTCGAGTGTGACGAAGCGCACGCTAGGTCGCGTGGGGTCAGACACGACGCTGCCGCTCGGGACGAGCGTCGACGGCGCCATCGTGAGGTGTAGCGTGGCGAGCGCTTGCGTCGCCGGTAGACGCGGCACGCCGACGAGCGACCCGTTGGCGTCGGCCGCGATGCCTTCGGCGCTGACAGGGTCGTGTGCGTCGTAGACTTCGGCGATCGCTTCCCAGCACGCGGCGAGCTCGAGCGCGAATGCCATGTTGAGATTGGCGATCACGCCGGTGGCGCTGGTGTTGAGCGAGCCGTCGACGGTCGAGCGCTGGGCGGCTTGCAGCTCGGCGATGATCTCCGAGACGGTCTTGGCGACGAAGCCTTCCGGGGTGAGTCCGCTCACGGTGAACCCCCGTTGAAGCGCGCGGGCGCCACGGTGCCGGTGGGCGTGGCGGTGTCTGTGGGCTCGGTCGATGCGTCGAGCGTCACGAGCACGTCGCGGTAGACCGGCACGACCTCGCCGGCGGTCGTCGTGACGGTCGCCGAGATGTTGAGCGAGCGCTCCGCGCGGGCGAAGCCAATCTGCAGCCGGTCGACGCTGGCGACGCCGCCCGTCTCGCGCAGCACCTGCGTGAACACCGCGCGCACGACCTGGTCGGGAGGCCGGCGCTCAAAGAAGAGCGTGCGGTAGTCGATGCCGACGCGGGTATCGAGTGGCCACTCGCCCTTGAATAGGGCGACGCGCAGCTTGATGTCTTGGGCGACGGCGTCGGCCCCGTGGACGAGCGCAAGGTCGCCGCCAGCGATCACGATGTCCCCGTCGAGCGGGTCGAGCGCAAGGTCGGTCACGCCGGGCTGTACAGGCAGAGTCGACCGAAGCGCAAGAGCACCGGCGAATCGGTGCACCGGTGCACCGGTTGCTCGAGCAACTAGTCGCTGGCGACGACGGTCGACCCGACGCCGGTCGGCGTGGCCGGGATGGCTGCGACGGCGGTGTTGAAAGCTCCCGAGATAACCCCGCTCGGGTCGAGCGCGGCGATAGCCGTCTTGAGCGCTGTCACGAGCACGGTGAGGTCGGTCTGATTGGCGGTGAAGTTGCCATTGGTCTTCGAGGCGAGCGCGACCGCGTCGGTCGGCGCCGAGCTGCCTAGGTTGACCTTGCTCGCCGTGACGTAAATCGCCTTACCCGTATCAGAGCCGAGCCGCATGGCGGTCGACGACACGGGACTCAGGAGGTGTCCCAAGGGCGCCGGGCCGAGCGGTAGGGCGACGGCGCCGTCGAGCGTGTGTGTCCCCAAGTCGCCCGTCGAGATGGCGACCTGGCGGCTCTTAGACGCGGTAGCGAGCCATTGGTCGATAGAGCGCTCGGCGAAGACGAGCAAGACGAAGTCGCCGGCGGCGAGCGGCCATGTGATGGCGAAGCCGCCGCCCTGCGGGAACGCGATAGGCACGCGCGGGATGATGGGCAGGTCCTCTTCGACGAAGGGCGCAAACCCCTCTGCGTCGTCGGCCATCGCCAGCGCGTTGCGAAGACAAGGGCGCACGTCGGCGAGCTGGCCGCGGCCGCTCGCGTCGGTGTGCACTGCCACGATTTGCCCCGGCATCGCCGTGTGGGTGTCGAAGAGCGCCGACGCGATGGCCGCCTGCACTATCTCCGCCCAGTCGGGCGTTGCGAGCGTCACGCGTCGGGCGCGACTAAGGCGCTCGCGAGGTCGTCGGCCTCGAGGTCGGCTTCGGCGCTCGCCGGCGCCGGCACGGGCTGCAGGTCGCCAGTCGGGATGGCCGGCTCCGGCAGATCGAGCGTCGCGGTGATTTCTTCGGTGGGCGTTGGGTCGGTGCTCTGCATACGGGCGCGTAGCGGCAGAGTCGCGCCGAGCGCAAGGGGCTAGCGCTGCAGAGCGCTCAGCTCGAGCTCGGTGCCCCAATCGTTGCCGAGCCACTCGCCCTTGTACGTCACAGAGTCGATGCGATAGACGCCGTCGACGTAGCGCGTGTCGAGCTCGACCTGGCGGCCGGGATACAAGCCCGGCAGCATGAGCGTGCGAGCCTTCACTATCTGGTCTTTTCCGAGTTCTGGCGACTCAATCAAGCCGCTCTGCGGCGACAGCAGAATCGGCGGGTCCGGTAGCGCTGCCGCGCGCGTTGGCAGAAACTGCAGCTGGCCGTCTTGAATCGACCACGATAGCCCGCACGACCGCGTGATGCGGTCGAGCTGCTGGGCGGCGTCGCCGCTCGTCGTGATGCCCTTGCCGACGGCGGCTTGCCCTGTTTTCCAGTAGCGCGCATCGGCCGCGATGGTCGCTGCG